GCTCACCTTTTTTTGATGCTATAAAATAGAATAACTGCGATCGCCTAAATAATATGTCAGATCCGTCTTTCTCGATCAAGTATGAAGACAAAGCTATCCAGGAGGCATTAACTAAATTATTGAGTAAAACCAGTAATTTAACTCCTGTGATGCAGGAAATTGGTGAATATGGGATTGCTTCTGTTGATTTGCGGTTTCAGCAGGAAGTAGATCCAGATGGTAGACCCTGGAAACCGTTGTCAATTTTTACCATTAGACTCAAGCGATCTGAAGGTAAAATACTTAGGATATTGCAACGAACTGGATTGATGAGAAGTAGGGTAAATTATAAAATCACTCCTACTTCTTGCACTATTGGCATTAATGATGCTAAAGCTTATAAACATCAATTTGGTATTGGCGTTCCCCAAAGAAAAATACTTGGGATTAACGAGGAAGATAAACAGGAAATTTTAAATATTATTAATGATTATTTGGAGGATATTTAGGCTATAATATTTCTATATCTCCCATCTTTATATATTGAATTTTTAAATCAATCCCAGTAATCACTCCATGCCCGCACTTTGCACCAGTGCGGCTTTTTTATGCCAATAGATACAACTATAGAAGCACCAAGTTGTGATATCCTGACCTTAAAATATTTTAGGGTGCTGACATGGAACTCAATAATACTCCTGTACTTCTACGTCCACTGGAAGTCAAGTATGGCATATCGGATCAGACATTGAACAACAGGTTAAAATATCTAAAAATTCAACCTTTTAAGCAACATGGAGATAAGAGAAAATCCTATATTTATCAATATCAAGTAGAGATATTGGATGCTTTGCATGAGCATTTAAAAGGTGGTAAAGTAATGGCAGAATTTAATTATAATTACGCTGATATGGAAACGGTAGCAGAATATCAAATCGAACGAGTTGGTGAACCTATAGATGTATCTATAGATAATATTATTCCTAGTAATCAAGACTTTTTAATGGCTGTAGCTTCTCAATTTAATCGTCCCCATCCTGATGAATTGTTACGACGATTAGAAGAACACGCTGTTAACGGTTGGGAACGAACAAAGGAAGAATTATTAGAGATTCTGGATATGCCCCACTTGCCACGACAAGCTTATGGATTCAAGTTTAAGAAGTCTAGTGGTGTTTGGTATAAAATTGAAAAAAAGCAGTAGCTCGATAGAAGTAAGAAGCCTTCTGGAAGATTTGTTCCAGGAAGCTTTGATTAACATAGAAGTATGAATAAATTATCTATAGATTAACCTATAGATACACCAAATCCACGAATAAAGTTAGCTAATTCTGGCTCAAGTTCCTTAATTTCTCTCTCTTCAATCTCTACTAAAATACCAATTTGTTTAGGAGAGTTTCTGATTTTTCGTAGCTTGCTAAACTCACCAGCCGATTTAACTACATAACTGGCAGAATCATTCCCGATAACTTTGGATTTGACAAGGGCATCTAAAATTGCTCCAGTGATGTTATCGGTGTCGGAACTCTTAAAATTTACGAAGTTACAACAAATTGAAACTGGCTTTGTGAATTTAGGTGTGTTTTGTTTTGCTATTTGGCGAATGACATCATTTGTCCATTGCCTGTATTTGGAACAGGTATGAAATTTAGTAACAGCAATATTTCTGCCATTTTTCCTAGTGACTCGGCTACTACCTCTAGGACGAGCTTTGCCCATTCCTCTACCCTCAATCCAGATTAATGTTTTCATTTCTTTGGGGTAATAAATCTTTTGGTTCACAATTTAATATTTCGCACAATTTGACAACTCGCTCTATCCATATCGAGATACCTGTTCCTTGTTCCCAGTTGTAAATAGTTGTTTCGGTGACATCGAGAGCGATCGCTATCTCCCTTCGAGTAATCTTTTTCGTTTTTCGTAACTCAGATATTTTACTCACTATAAAAATATTTAAGTAAACAGATTTAATATAACATATTTGTAATAAAAAGTTTATATAGGTAATTAGGATAGGGTTAACTAAAATGTACTTAGAACAGTATGTTTCCCTATTTTTGATATGGCTATTAATGCAAATTATTTTCCGTTCCGTGGATACACTTTCAAACCAGACTCCATCGCTTTCAGTGATAGAGAAACCCAGGACGTAAATATCAATCGAAATGGTACGATTACTACTGTCCAACTTGTAAAGAAGACGGTAACGTTTACTTTGGTTGGCGGCACTGAAGCCGACTTAGTAGCATTTGAAAACGAACGAGACAATAATGTCTCTGGGTTAATCACTGGTGCAGCTAGTTTTGAGGATATCAATGTTTTTGGGTATTTAATTCCAGATGCGATTTTAACTAAAGTAAATCCATCTAAGCCTTTTACGGCAAATGGGATTAACTTTATGGATACGATTGAACTGGTGTTTGATTCTCAAACTTTCAAATAATATGTTCCGACTCAATAACACTGATTTACCCGTTTCTCCAGAACCCTTGTCTAGTATGGGTTCTGTTTGTCGTTTTTGGTATTCGGAAACTGACAGAGGAATGGGTCCGTTATTGAGAGTGAATACTTACGCGAATTGGTGGACTAATCCAGGATGGACGGTTGATGATTTGAGTCCTGAAAAGCCTGATTTTATTGGTGATTACTCCACTGTTAGCGTAAATGCAGAATTGGTGGATGTGAGGATTATTGGCTACACGAAAGTATTGTCCGCCGATGAAGCTTTACCTGACAATTTTTGGTTTAGTGCAGATAAAATTCACTTCTATCAAAAAACTACTCCCACAGAGGCAATAATTACTTTTACGTCTAGCATTTCATCTTCTACTCCATACACAATATCAATTCCTGGCAATTTCACTCCCACTAGCATTTATCCTGGTGACAGTTTTACTCAATCAGGAACATCTCTAGTAATTGAGAGCGCCGAATTGTTAGCAATTGGTGATTCAATTACTGTTACTGGCGCACTAACTATTAATCCTGTAGTCCAATGCGCGATCGCCTCTTTTTTCCTCCCAGTGGAATTTCTAGATCAAGTTGACTGGATTGGTAAAAGTTTTCGCAGTTGTAAAGATATTATTAATCCTATATTGTGGGAATTTACCTGGAATCAACCCAGTAAACTAGCTAATACTTTTGTTGATAGAAATTATTTACCTGACTTCCAAGAAAATAATCAAGTTACAGGTATTCAAGGAATTGGTTCTCTCACTTATGACAGATAATGGCTTTTAGAGGAAGAACAGAAAGCTTAACTACGTCAATTGTCAGGAATCCTCCCCGACTACCAGTTCCTATGACTGATGGTACTGTTAGTTTTGGGGTGACTTTTCAGGGATTTCCGTCCGGTACTTTGGAATATAAAGATATTCTTGAACAAGATATTTCACAATTTGAGTCTGCTTATAATCCTAAGCAAGGAGATAAGGAAGTTACTATTTATGGCATAGATTATATAGTTGATGCGTACAGCTACAGTCGTCAGAATTATGTATGGAAAAATAGTCGTAGATTTAGTATCTTCACTGTGAATGTTGCTCTAAAATCAGCTATTGAAGAGAAAATATCTAAAAAAGTTAAAGTATTTGAGATTGTTCCCTACGGTGCTAAAAATATTAGTATATTTGCGATCGCGTCCGAAGCTGGAATTAGATATAATGGACCGACCGCGCTAATCCCTATTCCTGCTAATGCCGACAGAAATCTTGCTATATCAGTAGATGATGTTGTTGCTAATATTGCTGCTGTCAATGGCTGTTATATTTCCTATAGCAATGGTTCTGTGGCACTAAAAAGGCTAAATTCTGGTGGTAAATGGAATTTTGCTATTCAGGAAATAACTAGCGACGGTTCTAATACCTTGAGAAGAAACAATAAAGGTATTAAAAATACTGTTTTGACATGGGGCGATACAGAAGAGGACGATACTAATACTGTGCCAAATTCTCCGTCATCAATTCCATTTACCAGGAAAGAACCATTTACTCAAATTCTTGTAGAAACGGATGAAAATTTTAATTCACCTCCTGCTGGAACTACTGTTTTGCGAAGTTTAGATTCTACGAGCGATGCTTCTAGTCCTAGTAAAACCAGGAAAACAACCACTATCGTGAATGGTGTCACTATGAAAGAGGTAGTGGAGATTGCTAAGTTTGAATATACTTCAGAAGATATACATATTGGAGATGGATTACTTTTTACTGATGAGCCTGAGAATTTCTGGAAAGTTGTTGAGTATCAAGAAACAGAATCTTTTTACGAGCGAATTTCTGGATTAGCTTTAGGTATTCAGGCACTTGACCCTGATCAATCAGGAGCGACTAGCTTATCTCTTAGAACTGTCCCGTTAATTCTTCATCCTGATTACGCTTCTTTTGCCAGCTTTAACTCTACATTCGGTGGTGGTTCTTTTGCTAATAATGCTGAATATTTAATTGAGCAGAGAACTACGGGCTGGAAAAGATTGCGATTTGAAAAAGAAAATGGGACAGAAACAATTGAATGGGCAGCAGATAGAGCAACAGATCCATACGCTCAAAAGAAATGGAAATTATATCAATACAGACAAATACCTTTTGAATCAAAAACAGCGTATAAATTAGTTTCCTCAGACTTAATTTACGGCAAAAATAACGACAGTCAACCTTTCACTGTTGAGTGGAAAAACTATCAAGAATTAGAGCCAAGGCTGCAACAACTTGTCAGCAGAAAAAGCAGCGAAGATCCCGTAAAAGTTGGTGTTATCTATCCTGACCCTAATTATGCAGCTTCAATGTTGGTTGTGACTGAATCCAAAGTAAACTCGTCTTTTGCATTTACTCCCGATCCAGATTCAGAACCGGATGCCCCTTTAAAACCTAAAACAACTGGGGAAGAATCGTACTATAAAACTGAAAGAACAGTAGTCTCACCAAATTTATACAAGGAAAAAATAACTGAGTTCTCTACTCAAAATTCTGCTTTTTCTGATTTGAGTGAAAAAATATCTTTTAAAGATGTGTCTGGTAGATTGCCCGAAGCAACAATTAAAAAAGTTGACTGGGAGAAAAACGAAGCTACTAAAAATGAGAAGGCTTATAATCCTCCAAAAACAACAATCATTTATTACGCAAACTACAATGAACGATCTGAATTTGTTGAGGAAGGTGGCAGTAAAAGTTATTCACTAGCTAAAGATAAAGAACAAGCTAAAATAGCATTAGAGACTGAATTGAGATTAGAGGCACTTCAAAAAGATCAGGCTCAAAAAACTATATTCACTTTCTATCCAGCAATTAGAGACGGTGATTCTGTAGTATCTGGAGGCGATCGCTTTCAGGGTCAATGGATTGTGATGAGTGCATCCTGGTCGCTGGAATTTAAGGGCAATAATAATGCTTATGGCTTATCGCCGTTGTGTATTGCTCAACCAACTTCTGTTACATTGGGATTATTGCCAAACATCAGTGTTTCTATCACTGAGAAAAAAGTGACTGATCCATTAAAACCAGACGCGACAGGCGATCCAACCCTAAAAATTACTGGTGGTACTGCCGAAGTAATTGGAGACGTTTTAATAAATTCACCTAACAGGAGACGATTCTAATGTCTAAAACTCAACAGCAATTAGCTGAAGAATTAATATCTGTAATTAAGAAATTGCAGCCAACATTCTCTATCTCTAATGGAAAATTAACTGATAGTAATAGTACAATTTCTTTAGAGTTGTATGCTCGAAATACAATCAGAGATAATACTGTATCTTACCGATGAAAACACCTCAACAGTTATCCCAAGAAATTATTGATATTATCAAAGCCACTGGCAACTATTTTGTTGGCAATACTAGTGGCATGAGCAACGATGGAACTGTCAATGTTTATCATCCAAAAGGATACTCTATTAGTGCGATCGCGGCTAATCCTATTTCTAGCGGTGAGGTAATAGTTTTTAAAGTCAATGACACTTGGTATGCTTTTGGTGAGCAAAGAACTATTGTCAAACAGGATGTTTTGATTCAGAGAAAATCGAGTAGTAGCGATGAAGTTATTTATCCTGTTATTACATTATTGAACGTAGATTTGTATTTATATCCAAAGCCGCCTGATAATAATTTAGGAGATTTTTGGTTAACTGGTGGAAAGAATAGCCTTAAAAAAATTGATGGTTTTAATGTTGCAAGCAATGAGACAGTTGGCTTTAGTGCAAGAGATGGATTTCTATTGAATTTAGGTAATAAATTCATTGCAACTACAAATAGCTATCTACTTAATTATAGTTACTACAATGATGACTACAATAAGCGGTTTTATCCTCAAAAATATAAATTCTTGGTCAATAACCAGATTACCACTATTGAATCAAATGAATATAATTGGAACGCTGTTGATGCTTTTAATCCTGTGTTTTGTTATTTAGGAAATAATATTTGGCAATCTTATATAGAAATAGGTACTGGATTTATAATTAATAATACTAATAAATATTTAAAAGGCGCAATACAAGAAGATGTCCCTGGTGCGGAAAGTTTTGAAGAATTAAAGAAAAATGTTTTTTATCCGTATAGAGATATAAACGCATACGATTTTGTTAAATTAGATGCCGTTATTCTCCCTGATAATTCAAACAAAATTATTCACGATGGAATAGTGGAGACGCTTTCAAATAGTTCAACAGTTGAAAACTTAGATGTAAGTAGTTTTGATGTTAGATATGCGTTAAGAAACAGAACCGTAAACTGCACAACTTGGACACCTTCAGGAAATACCACATTTACATATACAGCAACTAGAAGTGGTAATTATACTTACACTGAAAATATCCAAGGTGAGTTACTAGGATTGCATTTTGGCAAGCAATACATAACTCAGCAATTTAATTATACTCAAACTGGGACTTACACACCAAAAACACCCAGTACAGACGGGTATAATAGAAGTTTCACTTACTCAGGTATTAATAATCTTTTTCTGAAATCAGTAGGCAGTGAATCAACTCTTCAGTTAAATAGTAGTGGCAAGTTTTTAGTTGTTCCTCTTCGAGATGAAGGCTTGACTTTAGAATCAACAGGTTTGTCATTGTCATTTGTGGAGTCAGCGAGTTTTTTCCGTCCTTACGTAGATTATTCACAAATACAAAGTCTTAATCTAAGTGAATACATAGGTGAACCAGTATTATTTTTTCAGACTATTAATAACAAGCCTTATGCAATTCGGGGCAATATTACTTCAGTCACGTATAGTCCTGGTATTTTTAGATTCGCTTTGTCCGTTACTATTACTGAGTTTAAACCAATCCCATACTCACAAGGTAATGAGAATAGTCTACCTACTTATTATTTAATTTTAGATAATGGTTGCTTCTGGAACTATTATCTGTCACAGTATGATGACGGATTTAATACTTTTGCTGATGTTAAAAATCCTTGCTTTATCTGGGCAAATAATGAATATAACACAAGTGCCGGGAAAAGAGATGTATGGAAATTTAGTTATGAGATAAACTACAACACTTTCGTGGTTAAGTGCAATCAAACTTTACCCTTCATACATCTTAGTCCGATTAGCCGATACACAATCAGGCAACCATATTCTGAAAGGATAGATAAAATAAACTCAGATAGCTTATTATCCACGGACAACTTAATAGGCAGAAAAATATATAGGGTTTGTTATGATTACTATGTGAATGAATATACTAGCTTTGTGGAAAATTCAAATAAGCAAAGAGCGATCGCACAATGGGGTATAGACAATGATGGTAATGTTAAATACGAGAAAACTTTTTTAGTGGATTATAAAATAAAATTCCCTTACTTATTGGAAAATGGTGATTTAGATGCTCAAGGCATCATTGTTAGCTCACATAGTTATCATCCATAAATAAAAACATGAGAACTCAATACGCTTCTACCCCAACTCCTCCATCTCCCGTTCTTGCTACCTCATCAGGTAATACAACGATCGCTATTGCAGGTACAAAATATATTTGGATTTATTGTCGGAATCGCAGTGGAGTAACCGACTTTTCTCCAGTAGCTAGTATTGCGATCGCCGCCAATCAATCTCTATTAATTCCACTGGCATCAACAATCAGAAAAACAGCAAGTGATATCCATGAAATTGGTGTAGTGATGGCAACTACCAATTCTCCGGCTTCGGGTTGTGTGGTGGCCACTTATCCAGGATTTGATATTGATGGAGTTACCCCAACAACTTTACCAACGACAATCACTTTATCCTATGACTCCCATTTTCAATTAAATGCAGTGGTAGCGAACCCCGCAGCTTTGCCATCTACTAGCAGAATTAATGGAATGAGAAGATATGTCACTTCTACCGCTAATTTCGTAGAGTGGAGCGATCGCGCATCTGCTTGGATTCTTTGTAATCCCCAGAATTTTAATCCTTATGTGGCATCAACTATAGATGAGGGAGGGGCAAATGTTGACTTGTCAAAAATTACAGATTATTCAGCAATAATTACCCCTGATTATGACGTTTCTGGCGATTTGTCTAAGCCTGTAAAATTTTGGATTGTCAACGATACTAATAATCTAATTTCCCAAGGTAAGCGAGTGAGAATAGCTTGCTCAACAGCTAATGATGAAATTGTTTCTGACGACTTCAAGGGATTAATGAAAATTACTTTCTTGGGTTATGCGAGTACGTCAACAGGAGTTTTAGATACAACTGGTATGTCCGTTGGTGGTGAATTGGACTACCAAGGGGATGCAATCACAAATTTACTACTACCAAAGGATTTACCTGCTGGTTCTGCCTATGTGTTACAAATACAAATGGCATTTGATATGGCAGACGTTGATAATAAAGCCTATCAAGGTGAAGTTGTCAAAATTTATCCCTATTTAGCACCGCACTATGCAGAATATGATCCAGCTTTTGACGATATTGGTTCTCGAATTTTCCCCACTGGTGGCAAAAGAAGAATCTTACCAAATGGTACAGGTTTAAGTTTATTGGCTGATAGTGGTTCGGGATCAATTGCTTATTACAAATGGCGAAATATTGGACGAACTGATGTTTTTGGTGCAAGTTCAAATACTGCAAATCAGAAGATTTTAGTTACCAACAATGGAACTTGTTTTGTAGCTGCTACTGTTCCTGATACAGCAGGATTAAGAGCCGTAATTAGTACAGTAAATAGTGTTGGCCGTCCGACAGCTTGGGCTGGTTCTATTGCTTTAGATGCTACTAAAATTCTGAGTATTACTGTTACTCATGCTACCGCAATTAGAACTGATTATCCCGATGTAATTGCTGGTACGACTGCTAAATTAAACGCTGGCAAAATCAGAGTTTACGCAAGAATTGTTGGTAGTTCTAATATTCATGTTTTTGACACTCCTATCACTGGAGTTAACGCTACCGAAACAATATTGGTAGGTTCATCTAGTAGCACAATAATCACTTCTTTACCTTCTGTTGCTGCTGAAGTAGGGCTATTTATCCCAACTTCATTCACTAGCACATTTGAAGCTAATTCCAGTGTCTTCACTTCTGGTAATTATGAAGTTGCGATCGCATATTTGTATGAAAATACTGTTACTTCGATTTCTCATGATACGGCATTAGGTTGTGTGGTTGAGTCTGGTAGCACACTTGCTGATTTGCAAACTTTATTTAGAGCGATCGGTTTACCAGTTGCGGATTTATCTGCATTGAGAGCATTGGAACTTGCTGATATATTTCCTTGGCAAGCTCGTTATGTAATTTCTGTGGATGCGGAATATAGGTTTGATTCAACTTCTTATGATGTAGATGACAGTGATTTATTTATCAAGCCAACAGCAATTAATATTTCTTCTCCCGGTAGATGGTTAAAAATAGTCAGTAATGATACTCCTATTTTTAAAGTTGGGGCGATCGCAGAGTTGAAAGGTTTGACTAATTCAACTACTCCAAAAAGAATAAACGGAGGACTTTATGCTGTAGATGATAATGGAACTACTAATCCAGGATGGTATCTCTATGACGCTAGTTCCACTACTTCTGAAAATTTACCTACAGTTGTTTCTCCTACGGACACAACTGGTAGATATATTGCTTTTGCTGGTAGTGGAAGCGGAGGTGCAGTCATTACTAGAGCCTCAGTATCTTCAAATAGTATTGGTACGGGCAGTAAAACTTTTACCTATACTGCAAGTTCTAATTTAGGATGGTTGACAGGCTCTAGGTTACGCGCTGCTAATGATGGTTCAAATTATGTTGAGGGTGTAGTTACGGCTGTTAGCAGCACGTCAGTAACTATAAGTGTTGATAACGCTGTTGGCAGTGGTACTTATACAAGTTGGAATATTACATTAACTGGTGATAGAGGTGCAACGGGAGCTACAGGTGCAACGGGAGCTACAGGTGCAACGGGACTACAAGGCATCCAAGGTATTCAAGGAGAAGCAGGAGTCATTGCCCGAACTTCTACTGCTTCTAACTCAATTGGTACGGGCAGTAAAACTTTTACCTATACTGCAAGTTCTAATTTAGGATGGTTGACAGGCTCTAGGTTACGCGCTGCTAATGATGGTTCAAAT